CGTAGCCGTAGTAAGCCACCTTAATTTGACCTGTTGCGACAACGTTGGTCTCTAGGCGGAAACGGCTTGATTCATACCAAGTGTAGGAATCTGGGTTAACGATGATGATGGAGTTGTCTCCGGTTGGAGCTGCAACTGCAAGGTTACGAGCAACGCGTAGGTTGAGACCTAGAACGTTACCGCGAACTGACTGACCGGAAAGGTCGCCACCTTGATTGGATGGGCCGATGAGATTCTGATAAATCGGACGGCCAGCATCAGCAAGGTTCATAATGTTGCCCCATTGTTCTGGGCTAACGAGAATGTTTGTTGCAGTTCCAAGAGTGTTCTTGTAAACGGATACTGAAGCATCGGATACGAAATCCAAGAATCCAGACGCGTCAAGTGTGCGGTTTCCGCCATCAGTTCCGCCAGCAACAAGGCCAGCGATAACTGCTACGTCGGTTGCCTTTGCGTATGCAAATTCCATCTGACGAACGAGTTCATCAAAGAAAGCAGGTGAAGAACGATCAAGAAGTTCGACTGAGAACTCTTGTCCGCCAGCGTATTTCTTAACTGTGACGGAGAGGAATTCGTTTGTCATTCCTGTCTCGTCGATTGTTGCTTCTTCAGCTTCTTCGCCGACTGTTGGGACAGCGGTGATTTTTGGAATTTCGAAAGTCATACCTGCATCAGGTAGAACGCCGCGAGATACTGAATCTACTGCTGGGCGATCTGCGTTTGATAGTGGGTTGATGATTTCGGTCAACTGACGCGTTGGGATAAGACCAGCGTTGTTAGTTGTTGTGTCATCTGCGGCCATAACGTATTGGCGAGCAGCGTCATCGTTGAGAACCTTAGCGCGAACGCTGTTCTCGAGGTATTTCGCCTTTGTGAACTCAAGGCGAGGAGCGGTGAAGAACGCTGGACGTGGCGCAGCGGCTTCAACCTTAGCTGCTTCTACCGTTTCGTCGGCAGGAGCAGGAACGGTAGTGTCAGACACTTGTTCTCCTTCGGTTGGTTTGTCCTCTTCGGCGGTTGCCGGAGCGGAATCTTCTTTAGGTGCTTCGTTTTCTGATGCAGCGACTTCGCTAACTCGAGCTGAGTCGATAGCTGGATCGGTTACTAATGAAACTTCGTCGAGGGTTGCTGAGGTAATTTGCATAACGCCTTTATTGTTAACCCATTCGTTAATTTGTGCGCCAACGCTAAAGCCATCCCTTAATCCTTCGGTGGCTTCGATTAAAGCATCTTCTCCGGCCATAGTGTTAGCGATTTTAAACGTAGCCACAATTCCGTTCTTAGTTACTTCGTGAGCGACCATCTTGCCAATTGGACGAGTCCGATCGTGCTCCAATAGCAATTTAACAGGCTTCATCTCAATCGAGTCCGCAGCGAAAACTGTCGGGCCTACTGAGGTGTTGCCTTGCTCATTCCAAGTAACAATAGTTCCGCTAATTGTGCGCTTAATTGTGTCGGCAGCGGTTACGACCATCGGCATTTTAATTTTCATTTGGAATTAAATCTTCCTCTCGTTGAATCTGCTCGACACTCATCGCACCGATTCGGTTTAGGATTTCATACACTTGAGCGCGTTCTAAAGCGTTGCCGCGTAAGAAGTCGTCAAGTGCAAAGCGCGTCATCACTGGGTTAGGCACAAAATCCGGTAATGAGAGCCTTTCCTCAATCGCCTTAAGTATTGGCCGAAGTGAGAAATCGACTAGTGAGCGCCGCTCTGATACCGCGTTGGAATAAGTCATTGAAGTAGTTTCGGCGCTCAAGAAGTAAGCAGGGATTCCACAAGCGCGTGCTAATTCAAGCGCTACATATTGGCGAGCCTCTGCAAGCTGTAATGACTTAGGATCAAAACCAAATTCTTTCAAATCTACGTCAGCATTGAGGAAAGCAGTTGAGCGAGATTGGCGAGCAGTGCGCCAAGCGCTAAGAAGCGATGAAATTCTTTCGGCGGTTAGATTTGTGCCATTAGATTTGAGAACCATTGAAGGCGCTGGTTCTTTTGCGTAATTAACAGCAGCATTTTCTAAATAGACAGCCGCCGCGATTGTTTTGCCAGCTCTGTGAAGTAATCCTTCATCAGGGCCATCAAAGCGAATGATAGAACCGACACCAGTTAGCGGAACTGCCATTCCGTCAACTTTATATCCGGTGATTTCTGTGTTCTTAAAATTTGTGTCGACTGTTACGCGATCTGGACTAACGCGAGTCCAAGCGCGAACGCGTCCGCCATCAGTAGCGGCATACATTTCTAAAACTTGTCCATAACCGACACCATAAAGCCAAATATCTTCGGCAAGCCAGTTATAAATTACAAAGCCAGCAACTCGAGGGTCTGGTTGGTTAATTACTCTGTGTGGATCGACATATTCGCCAGTAATGCGGTTAAATGTTGTGAGAGGTAATGAGCCGATAGTTCCGCAGATAATATTTCTAGCGCGAGCAACTGACGGCACACTCATCGCCAATTGGCGCGTTGAATTAGTTGGGCCGCCAAGAATGTTATAAACAGAATCGGTAATCTGAACCGGTGTTAAAGCCGCTTGAATGTCTAAAGGTTTATCAACCCGAACAGCGGTGACTTGTGGAAAGAAGAAATCTCTAATAGCACCCATTACCGCTAAATTGTAGGGGATATGTGCTACACAATTACAATATCAACACCATCATTGGCTTTTGTGGCGTAGTGAGTCGCCATAGCAGACGCAACCGCTCCACAGATCACCGCATTACTTACTTTGCGACCCATTACCCAACCGCCGTCACCGAAAGGTAGTTTGACGGCGGATAGGCATTGTTTAGTCAGCTCATCTTGTCCCGAGTGAGCTAACCGCTGAGATGAGATTGCTCCCAGTAACTCATCGCAGCTTTGCGCATAATCAAGGCCATCTATCGGCTCAGTTCTGATTCCTGCCGGTGCTAATCGCGCAGCAACGGCTGAAGCGGTTCGGGCTGAGTAGGCGACTAACTGGACTGGATACTTTCGCACCCATTCAGCTAGATCGTTAGCCAAAGATTTATCATCGAGGTTAGAAGGGTTGTGCCAAGTCTGCAAGAGGATGACTTGGAATTTATCGCCTTCTAACTTTTGGCTCGCTACTAAGGCCGCTTGTTTTCTATCAGGACTGAGATCGATAGCCAACCAAGTATCAGATTCAGGGTTGAGCCGAAGCCCCTCAACTTTGCAGCTCTCCCATTGTGACGGACTGATAACAGGGTTGATTGTATCGACCCATTGACATAAAACTTCTGTGCGCACAATATCTTCGGGGTCTGACAATACGGCGCGGATATTGTCGGGATGGACTGTGTAGCCAAGTGACGGATTAGCTTGGCAAACACCGAGCCAAAAGTCCGGTGAGTTATCAAATTTAAGTCCGTTAGGTGCAGACCATTCAAACCAGCCAATATCGTCAGAGCCGCCGTGAATTGCGGCGTATGCTCGCTCGCGTAATTTGTTGAGAACTATCGAGTGTTGATCTCCAGCATTTGAATAAACCCATATTTGAGGATTTGGACTAGCCATCTGGGTATAGCGCAAAGCAGACCAGACATCTTCATCCTTATACTCGCGAGCCTCGTCGAGATGAATCGTTTCAGGTGCGGCAATACCTCGACCGGCTGAGTTATTGGCTCGGACTATGTATCGACGGCCTTCGGTGAACTGTAATTCTTGAAATCCTTTACTTTCCAGTTTCTTAGTAAACTCGGCAGCCAGTCGGGGAGTCGATTCGATAATCCCATAAATTTTATAAAACAATTCGGCTGAGGTTGTGAGCTTGTGAGCTGTGTGGACTTGTAACTTTTCTTTGAGGACATAAATTCTGAATAAAATCTGAAGCGCCATAAAGGTCGATTTGCCTTGTTGACGTGCGCACAAAAGGGTTACAACTGGGTGAGCCCAGCGCCCGTCCGGCTTGTATTTAAGCGAGTGATGAGCGAGCCATTGTTGCCATCCAAGTAACGGATAACCTATTTCCTCGCAGAATTTAACCATTTCCTCGCCCCGAGAAGGTAAATCGGTCAGTTTTGTGTGAATACGAGGCTCTGGCACACCTCTCCAACTCGAATCATCCCGAAGTAAGGTTAATTCCTTTGAATCGCTCCCAGAG